ACCGCATGGTTGAGCCGCAAGCCCACATTTTAAGCGGATTTAAAGAAATTACAAAATTTCACAAAATTTCACGAAATTTCACAGCAAAAGTGTGTAAATAGTGTGTACGATATAACTTACACACATACAACCGAATAAATAGCCGTGGCATGACTCAAATATGAGAAGAACATGATAACGTTCTTCTCTTTTTTTATGCCAAAATGTAATTGTAAGGAGGAAGCGCTTATGTTTTCAGACGAAGTTTTAGAGAAGATTTTTGCAAGAAAAGAATTACAAAGCTTACCTCTGCAAGTTCAGTCAAGCATAATCCATGCGATTGAAAATGTTTTAGAGGAGGACAGCAAAAATGCAGATAAACAATCCGTATCAGCAACCGGCAATGAATTATAATCCAGGATATGCCGCATATCAGTACAATCCTATGGCAAATATGCAGAGATACCAACAGTCGGATACGCAAATTCAACAGCAGATTCCACAATTTCAGCAACAACAGCAGGTAATCGGCATAAACGGCAAGATTGTAGCAGCAGTTGAAAATATTACCGCAAATGATGTGCCTATGGACGGTTCAGTTGCCTTTTTCCCAAAGCAGGATTTGTCGGAAATCTATGTAAAAGGTTGGAACGCAGACGGAACAATCAGAACGATTGTGTATAAGCCTTATACAGAGCCTTCAAACAATACAGCGGTAAATTCTATGGGCGGCACAGAAAAATCAAAATTTGACCTATCAGAGGAAAGCACAGAGGTATTAATGAACAGGTTTGATAGTTTGGAAAATAGATTAAGTGAAATCGAGCAGTTTATGACGACTAAAACATCGGCAAAAAGCACGGCTAAATCAAAAAATAGCCCAAAGCAGGACGGTGGGGGTGAAGATGAATGAATCCAGTTGAGCTTATTCGATTAATAAAAAGTGGCAATCCGCAACAGGTCCTTTCGCAAATGATGAATAGCAATCCTCAAATATCAAACAATCCTATGGCTAAAAATGCCATTCAGATGTACAAAAATGGGGACACGCAGGGACTAAAAACGCTGGCAGAAAATCTTTGCCGCGAACAGGGAATTACGACCGATGAAGCAAAACAGCGAGTTTTAAGTATTTTTAATCGTTAGTACATTTTGGGTTGTGCGCACATAATAACCGGTTATCCCATTTGTAAATATATTTCAATGGAGGTAAACAAAATGTTTAACACAGGTGCAATGCCTAGTCTTGCTGATATTGCGGCAGTAACGGGCAATAAAAATGATGGTGGCTGGGGCGACGGCAACGGCTGGTGGGTTCTTATTATTCTTTTTGCCATTTTTGGCGGCTGGGGCAACGGCGGCTGGGGTGGTAATGGTGCAAATGGCGGTGCAACACCTTATGCCACAAGCGCTTTAACGCAGGCAGATTTACAGAGAGGATTTGATACACAGTCAATCGTGTCAAAGCTTGACGGAATCTCAAACGGACTTTGTGACGGATTCTATACACAGAATACCGCGCTTATGAGCGGATTCCACGGTGTCGATAACGCTATCTGCAACTTAGGCTATCAGACACAGCAGGGATTTAACACAACAAACGTTGCGTTAATGCAGGGACAGAATGCTTTGCAGTCACAGCTTGCTAATTGTTGCTGTGAAACGAGAGAAGCCATTCAGGGTGTAAATTACAACATGGCACAGAATACTTGTGCATTACAGAATACAATGAATAGTAATACACGAGATATTATCGACAGCCAAAATGCAGGAACAAGAGCCATTCTTGATTATCTCTGCAATGAGAAAATTTCCAGCTTACAGGCAGAAAACAACGATTTACGCAGAGCGGCTTCACAGGATAGACAGAGTGCATTACTTACTACTGCAATGGCTTCGCAGACACAGCAGATTATTAATGCAGTCAATCCGGCGCCGATTCCGGCATATCAGGTGCCGAACCCTAATGTATATTACGGTTGTGGTTGCAATAGCGGTTGCGGCTGCTAATTTACTAAATAATCAAGTATCTTAATCAAATTGAGTTTTTTCGAGTTTCACTCGGAATAAAACTCAAAAGGTTATGTCTGCTAATGCAGTATTACAATGTTCCCGACACCAATGTCGGGAAGACAGGGCAGACTTCAAGAAAGTTTGCCCTTTATTTTGTGAAAGAGAGGTATTATTTTATGGCAGAATTTACAGGAATTGCACTTCAAACTGTTGCGCAGGGAGAAGATGTTGCATTTACAGAAACACCGGTTGCTGGTTCAAATTGCATTACGCACAGACAGGGAAGCGGTATTGTTAAATTGAGAGGACTTACAAACCAGTGCCGGGCAAGATTTTTAGTATCTTATTCCGGGAATATTCAAATCCCGACAGGCGGAACGGTTGAAGCTATTTCTCTTGCTATTGCGATTGACGGTGAGCCGCTGCAGTCAACTCGTATGATTGTTACACCGGCGGCAGTAGAGAACTTCTTTAATGTTTCGGCACAGGCATATGTAGACGTTCCACGCGGTTGCTGCGTTACGGCAGCGGTACAAAATACATCTGCACAGGCAATCGAAGTTCAGAACAGCAATTTAATTGCAGTTCGGGAAGCATAAGGGGGCGGTTTTATGGATATTATGAGAATGCACGACATGATTGAAAAACTGTCTGAATGTGCCAAATGTGAAATTGACAAAGGAATTGAAAATATAGACCCGTGTGAAATGGGACAGGTTACAGATATGATGAAAGACCTTGCAGAAGCAATGTATTATCGTACATTGATGAAATCAATGGAAGAATCGAGTGCAGATGAAACAATGGAAATGTTTGAGCGGCTTGGTGACGGCAGAAGATTTTATGATAACTACCGCTATTCAAACGGCAGATTTGCACCGAAAGGCAGAGGAACGCGCCGGGGATACGATGAACCTCCGTATTTCCACATGACACCGGAAATGTACCGCGGAATGGAACATGACAGGGATATTGACCGCAATTATGGGAGAATGTATTACACAGAACCGGCGACAAGCGGCATGAATATGACCGAAAGCGGCTATGATAAAGCGAAGCGGCATTATACAGAAACCAAAGAAATGCACAAAGCGAATACCGCAGAGGACAAAGAACATAAGATGAAATCGCTTGAAAACTACATGAAGGAGTTGTCCGGCGATATTACAGAACTGCTTACAGACATGACGGCAGAAGAACGTACAATGCTGAAAAGCAAGCTTTCAACGCTTGTAAGTAAAATGTAATGGCAATGGCTGGGAGTGCAAAAACTTTCAGCCAGTTTTTAAGGTGATTGTGATGTTTAAAATCAATAATGTAGATTGGAATATAGTATTTACAGATAATTTAAAAAAATTAATGCGTTCTGACGGCTCTATAAGCCTTGCTGTGACCGATTGGAACGACAAGACTATATATGTATCAAACAAGCCAAAAGGGGCTTATTTGCGTAAAATAATAGCACACGAACTATGCCATTGTTTTTGCTTTTCTTATGGTGTGAGTATGCCGATTGAACAGGAAGAATTTATGGCAGACTGGATAAGCAAATATGGCACAGATTTGATTTATCTGCTTGATTATTTAATGGCAGGGATACAGAGGGGAGCGGCAGTGTAATGGATAAAATAGATAAGCTTCTTGAATATGTGCGCCGGACAAATCCCGAAATGACAAAAGAACGATTGATTTATGAATTGGGAGAGTGCCGGTATACAGCAAAATCATTAATTTTTACGGCAGAAAGCGTGAATTTGCAAAAAGAAAAAGATTTAAAAAGTTGATTTAAAGCTATCTGCATGGTATAGTATTAGAAAACGCAATAAAGGGGTAGCGAAGTATGAAAACTTGTCCAAACTGTGGAGAACTGATAGGCGATAGCGTTGACCGTTGTTTTAACTGCAATTACAGCTTTAAGTACAAGAGCGTAATTAAGAAAGAAGCATTGCAGGAGCGCAGAAAGCAGGCAGAAAAAGAAATCGAAGAACTTAACCGGAAAAGGGAAGAAGAAAATGAGCGAAAAGAAGCTGTTATTAATGCTATTAAATCCGGCAGAATAACAAAAAACGATGTCATGAAAACGACCGGATTTGATTTTGTGGGATATAAAATTGTCAGATATTGCGGAATCGTAACCGATACTGCGTTATACAGTTTAGGCATGATGACGGATTTAAAAAATGCAATGAATTTCAAAGCGATGGTCGCAGGAAAAGAATATAGTGCATTTTCAGAAAAAGTGCAAACTTTTATAGATGAATTAATGAACGACATGGCATTAGAAGCCTTGTACAAGGGTGCAAACGGTTTAGTTGGAATATCATATAGCTGTGCGCCGTATTGGAATACCGGCGACATTTCATTAATGATTACAATGAGCGGAACGGCTGTCTGCATTGAAAAGGAGTAGAAACTTATGGCATTTACAAATAAACGCGGAGAAAATATTAGTTTTGAGTGTTCGGAGCTGATAGATGAGTTAAAATCGGATATTGAGGAGTTCGGCGGCGACAAAATTGTAGCCGCGCGGTGCAGGGATACGCACGGTGTAACGTTGTATGTTAATTATGATTTTATTGAACCGGAAGACCCGATAAAGAAATCGGAATTACAGGAAGACGAATACATACAGACCATGACGATGACAGCGTTGCTTATGCTGTTGGAACAACAAGACAAATTATTTTAAAAGCTATAGGGAGTGTTGCGGCACTTCCTATTTTTAAATTCTATGAGAAAGGGGAAACAATGCCGAGGAAAGCAGACACTACTATTATTGATAAAGTATATAACAATTTGAAAGTTGACAAATTGACGGACCAGTACAATTCATATCATAGAAGACTTTATGAATGTACTTGTTTGCTGTGTGGGAAGAAAAGACTTGCTACTAAACAAAATCTTCAAAGAAACGAAGTAAAGGATTGCGGAAATCATCGGGATTATAAGGATATTAAAAATAAACGTTTTGGCAAATTAGTTGCAGTATACGTTACCGACCAAAAAAGCCATACAAAAAGCAGATGTAAAATATGGCATTGTAAATGCGATTGCGGCAATGAATGTGATGTACATTATGATGATTTAAAAAACGGAAAAGTAAAAAGCTGTGGCTGTTTAAAAAACGAAAACATTCAAAAATTATACGCTTATGGTACTGCACCGTGCAAATTGAACGGAAATAAAATAAGAAAAACAAATACATCAGGGACAACAGGTGTTTGGTTTGATAAGTCAAGGAATAGGTGGTGCGCAGAAATAATGTTTAAAAAGACAAAATATTTTTTAGGACGCTACAAAAGCAAAGAAGAAGCTATAAATATTCGGAAAATTGCAGAAGATAAAATTTTTTGCGAATTTTTAGAATGGTATGAAAAAACTAAAAAAAGTGATTGACTTTTTGCGAGGCATTGATATATTTATTCTATATAGTAAAAAGAGAGGAAGTGAAAGAAAAATGCCGGCGGGACACTTGAAAAATGAACATGATAAAGAGAATAAGGAACAGGACTTTGAAACAACATTTTTGCATGGGCATGACGGTTCGCAATGTATATATTATACAAATGAAAAATGCTTATATTATAATGACTGTGAATCACCGTGCCACCATTGTCATCACTACACGACAAAAATTAGAAATTGAAAAACTGCTTGTTGTTCGCAACGGGCAGTTTTTTTAAATTTTCGCTCAATTTTTTATTCGGAAAAATTTTTAACCCCCCGTCCCTTTAGATTTTCAGCCCGGTCAATCCATTTTCAAAAATCCTCGATTTTCGAGCGGATTTTAAGCAAATTTTGCCGGCAAAATTCACGAAAAGTTTTACTATTTTAACGTGCTAAAGTATGAAATATAGACTTGCTTCGGTGAGCGGAAAGCCTATTTTTTTATGTCTGCAAGCTTGTAAAATGCCCGCAGTCGCCTTATTATTTTGCTATGGTAAAAAGCTTAACCATATAAGGCATTTAAAGCTGTATAAGGCTATAAACGGCATAGAAGCATAACGGCAAAACTGCCTTTATTTTGGCGGCTGTTGTTCCTGCTTGTGCTTTGCCCGCGTAGCTTTTACGCGCTGTATAACAGCATCCCGATTTTGGGCGTAGTATTCCCGGTTGTTTTCCGCTGAATTTTTGCGGCGTGCGATTTCTGCGCACTCTGAACAGCAGTATTTCCGGTACACAGACATAAAAGTTTTACCGCATACTGGACAGATTCGGCTTGTTTTTTGGTTGGATAACTGCAACCGCCTGCGTTCATTTCCGGCGGTGTTCTGCCGGCGCTTACGTTCAGCAGCACAGGCAGCAGAGCAAACCTCTACACCGTTGCGGCTCAAAAAGTTTTTGCCGCAAATGGTGCATTTTTTCATTTTTGGCATAGAATACCCCCTTTTATATTTTAAGATAACACAAAAAAAGCTATAAAAATAGCCTTGCATTTTTTTGGTATATATGCTATTATATTTTTGCAAACAAAAGTTTGTAAGGTGTGCGGCGCTTTGATAAACCGTAACATGTGATGTATTGAAATATGTTTTAGTATTAATTTAATGCTAATCTATTCAAACATCAAGCCGCACACAAAAGCCCCGGATTTTTCCCGGGGCTTTTTTATTCTTCTAGAAGATACTTGTATGCCCTGTAAATTTCTTGGGCTTTGCTAATTTCTTTTATATTCCCAAAAAAATTTCGGAATAAAACGGCGTCGGGTTTTACAAACACCGTTACAAGTTCGGCTTCCCGGTCGTATTTGGAATATTTTTTTCTATCGGCTTTTACCCTACGATAAAAGTCGATACATGCCCCTGTTGCTTGCTTTTGCACGTCTAGGCAATACAATTTATTTCCGAGTTTAATTGGTATATCTCTTGTTGTACCATACGGCAGCTTGCCAACGGCGACATTGCCGCCATTATTTAAATTGATAAGTTCCATGCTCGTACCCCTTTTTTAATATACATCTGTTATTTTAATATACATCTGTTATTTTGTATATAGTTTCATGATATTCATTTTCGTTTGATACCACCTCTATAGTAATGGATATATTTTCGTCATATACTTCCAACGTTTGCGCGCTGGAATATGGTATATCTCTAAAATCACCGGTTTCTATGGCATAATCCGAATAATCCGGACTGTTTCCGTTTTTGTCCAAATATTCAGAATCGAAAGAACAGATTAAATTTTCGTAAAAATTTTCTTCAGTCTTCCATTCTCCAATTAAATTTCTTAAATTTTCGCGGAAGCGTTCTTCCGCCTGCTCTAATGTATACATAGCATACCCCTTTCCGGGCTTTTGCCCTTAAAATTTATTTTTTTTGTTAAAAGCAAGCCGGGGGATTGAACCCCGGAAGCCCGGCACCGTCTGCCGCTTGCCTGTTTAATCAGCTAAAATTTGCCGTGCTGTATTAAATACATACAGTCTGTTGTGTGTATGTCGTTTAAAATCCCCGTTTTCTGCGATTACTTGCCCAATATTGGGATATTTAAGTGTCACAACTGTTAGATACTTGTCTAACAGCTCATCCGGGCATTTTAGGCACTCTATAGCATTTTCTATCGTGCTTTTATTACTATTGCAGTAAACACCCTCAATGCGTATTCCTTTTTCGTTTTGCAGTTTGTCAAATTCTTTCAGCAGTTCCGCTTTTGTCATATAATCACCGCCCTATCTAAATACCATACAATATTTATTATGATTACTATTATCTGCTACAAATTCAAACACAATAACTTCATAACCGTATTTTTCCGTATATGCTTTTCTTTTTTCTGAATTATATTCTTCTGTAAGTCCTTCTAAAGTCTGAAAAAAATAATGTTCAAGTCCTGCATCTAACACTTTCGCTTCTTCTCGTGTATCATATCCGTTACGAATCTCGCTTGCTTCTTCTTTCGTAATATTAAAATAATCTGTAGTTTTATAAATTGTCATATAATCAACCTCCTTTTATTTTTTATAAAAAGCATTGGACGGAATCGAACCGCCCGCGCGCCTGTTTGCTACGCTTTTTTAAACATTTCCCAAGGCCCTGCAATCATGCCACCTTGGCAAGCGGCATATATTACAACTTCGCCGCTTTTTGTTATTTTGTACTTTTTAAAAGTACATTTTATAGAATGTTTGCGGTCATTAAAGCCGTAAACAAGTTTGTCCCCTATTTTCATATTTTCGCCCCCTCTTTAATATTTACAAGGCTTTTCATATCGGATAATCGCAACCGTTTCACCCGTGCTTAGTGTTCTGAATCCGTTAAACATTGGACCATTTAAGCCCAATATTTTAGGCTGGTTGTAAAGTTCCTCTCGTTGCGCTTCCGCCATTCTTCCGTTATTGTAGCTATATATAAGACTCTCAAATTCTGCGGCTGTCTTAATTTCTGCCGGCAAATCGTAAACGCATTTGCCACCATTTGCCAATGTCCCTATAATCATTTTAAACCCTCCTTATAATATAATCATTAATCCTAACTCATTAGAGTTTTTTGCCCTGATTATATAGAAATCTTTAACTATATAATCAAAGTACTTTTTAGAAGCGGCTAACATTGCGCCGCTAGTTTCACATTTTATTTTTTCTATTTCCCCATTCTTGTGAATTTCAAAAAAATCACAATGCATTGTGTTAAATAAATTTTCAAACCTCATAATCTTGCACCATTTCATCAACTGTGATATAGTTGTTTTACCTTTCTTTTTAATTGGTGGCGGTTGTTTGCTTTGGTAGAGTTGCAACCGCCTTTTTTATATTGTCTTTCGACATTGTTATAATAACACATCTTTTTACTAATTGCAATAGATAATTGCATTATTATTTTAAAATAATTGCAATTTATAATTGCTTTATAAGCTCGAATCCGTTTGACATATTGCAATATATATTGTATTATAGTATTGCAATTTATAATTGCACAAATATATTAAAAAAGGAAGATAAAAAAATGAAAACAGATAAGGAAATAGCTGAAAAGGCAAGAGAGCGCGCAAAAAAGCAAAACGAAGCCGCAAAAAATAATTGGGATTGCATTAGTTGTAGGCTTCCCAAAGGCACAAAAGACCGTATACAAGCACTAGGCTATACTGTAAATGGTTTTTTAAATATCATTGTATTGGCAGAGCTGGAAAGGTTAGAAGCAGAAGCACCGCAGACGGCACAGCCGGAAACCGCAAAAGAAGAACAGCCGGAGCAGGCACAGCCAAAAGCAGACGCGCCGGAAGATGTGGCAGAATTAAATAATTGGTTGCACCAAATCCAAGAGGAAAACGAGCAAAAGCGCTTGCAAGAGGTCGCACGCAGGCAGGCGAACGTAGAAGCAGAAAACGGCTATGATTAATAAAATAGTTGCCGTTTAAAAAATTAAGCTATATAATCTATACAGAGCGGAACACGAACCGCCCGGCAATTTAATATAGCACGTAAAAAAAAGAGAACCGCGCCCCCTCGGCGGTTCTCTTTTTTGCTTCTTTTTTATTCTTCGGAGTTTCCCCAGCCGGAAAGCGTGCACGGATTCCCGTTGCCATCTTCCCATTCGCCCGTTATCGGGTCAATGCCGCTGTTAAGTTCGGAAGTGCAATTTTTATAGTCCGCGTAATCTCTGCAAACTATATAACCCAAAAATTCCCCGTTTAAATTTACGGAAAATATTTCCGAGCCGTCACCCTCTACAGATATCCCGTTTTCAAATTCCCAATAATCTGAACTGTAGTCGAATTTAAACATATTTCCCACCCTTGCGGCAGTGTCACCGCCCTTTCTTTTTTGATAATAGTATTATCGCACCCACTTAATATTTTGTCAAGATAATTTTATCTAAAAATAGAATAATTTTATTGACTTTTTACTATATATAATGTACAATTTTTAACATATTAAAAGGAAAGGAGCACGCAAAATGATAAAATACAAAATAGACGTATTCGAGTTGTTGAAAGAGCGTGGATATAATCAAGCCCGAATCCAAAAAAATGGTCTTTTATCAGGGCAGACAATACAAAATATTAAGGCAGGCAAAAGCATTACACTAGAAACGTTAAACCGCATTTGCATAATGTGCCGTTGCCAGCCGTCCGACATAATAGAGGTTGTGCCGACAGACGCGGAAAAAATAAAATTTTTCTAGCAAAAGCACTTGACAATATTCTAAAATTAGAATATAATAAAGACAGTTAAAGCGATAGTACTTAACAAAAAGTCAATATAATTCAATACGGAGGTAATGAAGGTAATGAACATGGGAAAAAGAATTGAAGACCCGGACAGCTGGGACGGACACGAAGTAGAAACACTGCTTGCCTGCGACGGAACAAAGGAACTGGCAGCAGTTACGACTGTGAAAGCAGAGGGAAAGCCAGAAGCATTTTACAGAGTAAAGGAAGCAGGACAGAAAAACGCAGCAGACTTTAAAAGCTGGCTTGAAGCGGTAGACTATTATAATTGCATTGAAGAAGAAAAGCGCCCAGAAGCACCAGACACCGGGATTGCAAAAGTAGAGATAACGGGAGAATAAAAACAAATAACAAGAAAATTATAATTATAATAATTAATCTGTAAGAAGTCAATAAAATATACAATTTATAGAAATTTAATAAAATTTATAAAAAATTCCGCTACTCGAGCGATACCCTATAGATACCCTATCCGCAGAAGAAAAAAGAGAAAAAAAGAACGAAAGAAAAACAAAAGAGAAAAGAAGCAAAAGAGAAAATAAAAAGAAAGATAGAATAAAAAGAGAAATAAAGAAGATATATTTTTAAATAAAATACACTGTATTTTTTATTTTTTAAGTAATTAGGGAATTAATTTAGTTTATATATATAATATAATACGCGCGGATTTATTTAAAATATATTCAAAAAAGCTATTGACAGTATAACTATTTTAGTGTATTGTGTAAACACAGGTTGCAGAAATGCAAAAATGAAAATTGAATAGTAATTATTTTACCTACAAACGCGAGCCGTGGATTCATTCCAGCGGCCAAAGAAACCCAAATAAAAACTGGGTTGAACAATGCAGTTTGTAGGTATTTTTTTATTTTAAAATTTAAAAGTTGGGAGGTGTACAGAATTGGAGAAATTAGCAGGAGCAGAGCCAAGCTCATTAGAATCAATCAAAAATGATTTTGAGGAGTATTTAAAAGAGTTCTGCACTGAAAATGACATTAAAGACCAGTACGACATCTATCCGGCTATGTGGAATGCAGCACTTACATATATTTGCCAAAATACTTTTAAGGCTAATCCAAGTATTTTAGCAATGCCTAAAAATATAAATAATGCTTATAACTTAGAAGCTGTAGATTATATATTAGATATCTACGCTTATGAGTGTTTTATACATAATCAAGAGATTAGTGTTATTGGTTTTCATTTATTTTCAGGTATATCTTTAAATGCTATATATAATTTAAACAATAACAATAAAAGAGTTGTTGTATATAAGGACTTAGAGGGTAATGTTATTAGTAATTTAACTGTAAGCAGATTAAAAGAGGGGGAATATACAAAAGAATTAAGTTCAAAAGGGAGTGACATTTTTAAAAAATTGAAATTATTTTCTGAGGAAAGTTTGACAGCCCTGATGAAAGACAGGCGAAACAACCCAATGAAGTACTTGCCCATACTAAATAGGCGCTTCGGTTGGAATCTGCCAGGAGTAAGCCGGGAAACGTTCGGAAAGACAGCATTGACAGCGGCGGACCTCCCAAAATTGGGAACGGAATTGGACGAAAACGGCGCACAACTTCCACGGTTAGAAGCGTGCGAAACGTTAAACAATTCAGACACAATTTAAAAGTGCCGTATTTACTGGTGTTCAAGCTATTTCGATATGCTTAGAACTTCGCTAAACATGAGTTTAGCGAAATGTATAAAACAAATAGTCAGAAACAGCAAACAAAACAGCAAATAATCAAACAATTAAATAACGGCAGATAATTGCCTGCAATGGTGATTCTGTTAGGGGGTGGGGGTTGAATAAAAACAGCCACCCGGCCCGACTAAGTACCAAAAATAATCTCAAAAACAAAAAGAGGTGTATCAATGACATTAAACGAGTATCAGGCAGAAGCAATGCGTACAGCAAGTAGAACAGCCACAGCACACGAAGATAATCTTTTGCTTAATGGAGTGATGGGCTTAAATGGCGAAGCTGGAGAAGTGATTGACATGGTAAAGAAAATGCTTTTTCAAGGTCATACGCTTGATAAAGACCACATGGCAAAAGAACTGGGCGATTGCCTTTGGTATTTAGCCGTAGCCGCAAAAGGCATTGGATATGACTTAGATACCATTGCTGAAATGAACAAAGCAAAGCTTAGAAATCGTTACCCGAACGGTTTTGAATCCGAAAGGTCGTTACATCGGGATAGCAAAGACATTTAAAGCAAAACAAACACCTTGTCAAACAATGCTGTAAGAATGGCTACAAAGGATAGTACAATGAGGTGTGCGGGAAATAGAGTTGGGAATACCCGCAAAACAATGCCCTATAGCCAAGCGGTAAGGCACGGGATTTTGATTCCTGTATCACCGGTTCAAATCCGGTTAGGGTAGCTGGGCTTTTGATAGCCCTTTTGTCCCATTCTTTGGTACCCCCTTATCTCCCGTTAGCGGAAAGCTGATTAAAGGACCGTCACAAGGTCCGGCGGGATTTACAAACATGATTACCCCGGTGCAGATAGGCTTTTCAACCTTGCCGGGATACACTGAATTGAGTTAAAGCTTTTCGGGATACTGGAAAGTGTAGGCTTTTTGCTTGAAGCAATTTAAGCAAAGAAGACAGCAAAGCTGGCAACAAAGTGGTGTAGTATATCATCATAAGGACGTCAAAAGTAGAATCCTTGTGGCTGACGAATAATAAACGCTTGCGGTGCAAGAATAACCTGTTTGTGTTCGTGGTGTGAAAGACTACAAACAAAACAGGAATTTCATTAAGTCGGCTTGCCTTGAATCCGGGAAACCGGAGTATAACACAAGAAATTTGTTAAAGTAGCGGTATGGCAAAACAATTTTTTTTGGCAAATCAAAAAAAATTCCGAAATAACCGTGAAATTTGCAGGTTAAATTCGCTCCCTGTCCGTGCTTGACAGCGGTAAGAAGCCAAGGGTCGCACCCGGAAGCTCGGACTTATCGTCACGGTGACTGAATGTGACTGCGGGTATGATGAATAAAGAGAAGTCTTAATCATGTTTGTTTTTTGGAAAAGCGGCAACGATTGGCGGTGTTGCGGCAGACTGTAAATCTGTTCCCATGTGGTAAACATTGGCGGTTCGATTCTGCCCTTTTCCATTTTTTTTAAAAAAATTAAAAATAAAAAAGAGGTGCAGTATGGCAAAAGGTGTTCATGCGGTAGATAAGGACAAGTTTATTGAAGCCTACAATAAATGGGCAAGCGGCGAGGTAACGATAACAAAAGCAACGGAAATAGCCGGCATGAGTTATCCGACATTTCACAAATACGTAGGCATATTAATTACAGGCGGGAAATTTCCTGACGGGCTATTTAAGGATTAGGAGAATGCGCATGAGAGTAGAGATTAAAGGTAATGTATATGGAATGTCGCGCAAAGAGTACAAGCAGTTCCTTAAAATAGCAAGCAAAGCTATACCATGTGGCATTTATGCGGCTGAAAAGGGAAGCACTGCTATTATGCTGAATGAAAAATACGGCAGCATTGAAGATTTGAGAAAATCCGTGTCCGAATATAAAATGAAAGGGTTTAAGGTGTATTACAATGACAAAAACAACGATAAAAAAATTTCTTAAAACTCTTAATAAAACACTTAATGTGTTTATGTTGACATTAATTCTTTCGGTTTTAATAGCTGGTCTTAGAATTATTTTAGAACTTTTATTTGGTGTAAAAATGGCAGCAATCGCTGTGTTTGCTTTAATGTTTGTTTGCATTTTTGTATTAAACTTTTTGAAAGGGTGACTTTTTATGTTAATAGTTGCATTGCAAGACGATTTAGACAATTTATATGCTATCTGGAATACAGCTACAGATAGATTCTTAGGAGTTAATCTTGGAAAGTATGAAGCTGTCGGAATTATTATGGATTACAAGGGAAATTACACCTTTGAAGAAGCATTAGACGTAGTAGAACACCCACAGCCATTTATAAATATTGCAAAGCATTTATGCGATGGGTTTTATGATAGCAGAGCTAAAGAGTGGCTTTTGACAGAAATTGAAATAACGAATGCACGAAAGTGTATATATGCAGAATGTTTTGATGGTGTTCCTGTTGATAATAAAACAAGGATTGAATTATGCAAAAGTCATATAAGATTTTGCAAAAAAGTTATTGAACAATTGAGATAAACAATGATTGCTGATTATCAGCAGAAAGGAATATATTATGAAGAAGAAAATTTTAGCAGTTGTATTAGGCTTGACATTGTGCTTAGGAATGACCGGATGTGCGTCATGGGACAGAGCGGTAACAGATATGAAAAGTGATGTAAATGGCGGTATGCAAAGAACAATTACTGTATACACGGCAGATGGTAAAGAACTTGCAACATATAAAGGCAAAATTGATATTGGTGCATACGATGGTGGATATGTTAAGTTTGATTTTAACGGCAAGAGATATATCTACTACAATTGTTTTGTAGAAAGCATTGCAGATATTGATTAAGTGATATTACCGACTACAGATTGATTGTAGTCGCTAACCAACAAAAATTATTGGCAGAGGTCTGAAAGTGCCTTTGCTTTTTTTGGAAAGTAGAGGTGCTTTTCTTTGGCAAGTTCAAGCCTTATTTCAGTAGTAAGTCAGTATGAAAAATATATTGAAAGTAATGGTATTAATGAATCGGTAGTAAACGCATACATAGAAGCCGCCCAAGTTGCACTACAAACAGAAAAAGACGTTGAATATGGATTGAAAATTTCGGCAAGGGCAAAACAGTTGGCGGAAAAATTCATTTTTGATTCCACAGGCGGCACGGCATGGGATTTAGAGAAGTTTGCATTTAAAAATAAAGTCCAGTACGACATACTGGATAAATATTATAGCGTATTGCTTGCGGAAGCACAAAACAAAATCGTTGACAGCGGCTTTATGTACCTTGAAAAGAAGCGAGAACCAAAAGAGCGGTTTTATATGCCACGGCGCAAACAATTTCTTAAAATAGGGCTCACACAGGCTTTGCAAGGCATGATTGACGATAAGTACGATATTTTGTGTGTATCTTTGATTCCTGGAGCTGGAAAAACAACAGTCGAAAAAATGTTTAACGCACTTGTGGCTGGCTGGTATCCAAAAGACTTTAGCTTGTTTTATTCGCACAGCGGCGATATAACGCGAATGTATTTTGACGGTGTGTATGATATTGTTACAAATTCAGACGAATATACGTGGAATGAAATATTTCCAAATTTGCACGTTACAAACACAAATGCAAAACTTGAACAATTCAATATAGGCAAATACAAACCGTTTCCGTCCGTGCAGTGTACGTCGGTAGGTAGCAAGAATAGCGGAAAGGTTAGAAGTTCAAAATATTTGTTGGTCGACGACTTGATTGGGGGGGGTCGAGGAAGCCTTAAATCCAACGATTCTTGATAAGTTGTGGAACAAATACGCAGTAGACGCAAGGCAACGTAAAATACAGGATACGGACGGTCATAACTGCAAAGAAATTCACATTGCCACGCGTTGGAGTGTTAGAGATGTGATAGGACGTATTCAAAATATGTATGCAGGAAATCCACGGGTAAAAGTTATTGCAGTCCCGGACATTGACCCGGAAACTGGAGAAAGTAACTTTGACTATGAGTTTAGCGGATTTACTAAAGAATTTTTTGAAGACCAGCAGTTATTAATGGACGATATATCATATCGCTGTCTGTACAAGCAAGAGCCGATTGAACGTGAGGGCTTGCTGTTCCCGGACGACAAAATAAGAAGATACCTTAATCTTCCGCATGGAGAACCGGAAATAATTACGGCACAATGCGATACAAAAGGAAAAGGAACAGACTACTTTGTCATGCCAATACTTCAAAAATACGGTGAGGATTATTACTGTGTTGATTGCGTGTGCGATAACACGGCAGATTATGAAATGCAATATGAAAATGCGGCAAATGTAATTGCGAATAATAAAGTTCAAGAATGCGAATTTGAGCGAAACGCGGGCGGTGATAGAGTAGCAATGGAAGTCAATAAGCGCGTACTTAGTAAAGGCTGGGTTTGCAATATTACCGATATGCCGACAGAAACGAATAAAGAAGCACGAATTTTCCAGTGCTCAAACTGGATATTACAGCACGTTATTTTTAAAGACTCGCAGTTGTACAGCCCAAAAGAACCATACGGTGTCATGGTTGGACTTTTAAAGCAGTATTCAGTTTCGGGCAAAAAGCAGTTAGATGATGTACCCGATGTTTTTTCAAATTTTGCATTAAGAATCACGCAATCAAATAAGACGGCGAAAATTGAAGCCGCTATTAATCCATTCCGCAGGAGGTATTGATTTATGACGACAAAGGAATATTTACAGCAAATTGGAAAATTAAATAAAATGATTAACAATAAAATGATTGAACTGGCACAGATGAAAGAAATGGCATACAGTATTAAAGCCGTGGGAACAGATGAGCGCGTTATGTCTTCTAGCGACCCGGACAAAACAGGCTGCGCATATGCTAAGATTGAAGAAATGGAAGAAAAAATTAACGGCATGATTGACAACTACGTAGATACTAAAGAAAAAATTATTAATCAAATTGAAAGTATAGAAGACGAAAACCTATATAATATTTTATTTTTAAAATACATAGCAAAAAAACGGTTTGAAGATATTGCGGTGGAGATTGACAAATCATGGCGACAGACAATCCGATTGCACGGAACGGCGCTCAAAAAATTTGAAGAAAAATACGGAAAAGAATACTTGTCATGTCATTGAATGTCATATTAATACTGTGTTATTATTATAATGTCAAATAAAAGTAAAAGTTCCGAGGAAAGCACTGCTACAGAAATGTGGTGGTGCTTTTTTCATGCCAAAAGAGGTTGAATATGAGGTTTTACACTAAAAAAAATAAGGCTGTAATGTGTCCGAATTGTGGCAAATTATTGACGTATGCCGATAAAGATGACCCCAATTTACATAAATTGGCTTGCAAGCATTGTCGTAAGTGGATTTGGTATTATCCGAATGATGATGATAAAAATGAAGCCAAAGAAATCCCGGATACACGCTCGTCAAGCGGAGTTAGACTTTACTAGGAGTATTAAATATGTTAAATGATGTATATTTCTACGAACTCGTAAGAGGTTGTTATGGACGCAAAATTGCATATACCAATGTTGAAAAAATAACAGCAGATAACGTTGTTAAAATCGTTGGAGATTGCATTGGTGTATTTAACTATAACAAGCCCATTATCCGGTATTTGTGGCACTATTATAAAGGCGACCAGCCGGTATTATACAGAATAAAAATGCAAAATGAAGACGTAAACAATAAAGTTTGCGAAAATCACGCATATGAACTGGTTCAATTTAAGGTTGGACAAACATATGGTGAACCGATACAGTACGTTAGCCGAAAAGACGATGAAAAAGTTAATAAAGCAGTTGATACGCTGAACGATTATATGTCTGATGCTAACAAACAGGAAAAAGATATTAAGGCAGGAGAGTGGCAGTCAGCGACCGGTACATCTTTTAAGGCAATACAGATTGTCGATGGCGACATACCGTTTCGGATTATAGCGCCAAGCCCAATGAACACCTTTGTTATTTACAATAAAGCTACAGAAGAACCGGTGCTTGCTGTACAGGAGTTAAAAGACGAAAATAACAACTTTTATAAGCTGTGTTATACAGATTCAATGACATTTAAAATTCAAGACAGCAAAGTTATTGAAAGCAGATTGCACGCGTTTGGCAGTATCCCGATTGTGGAATATCCGAATAATCACGAAAGGATTTCAGATATTGAATTGGTTATCAGCCTGTTAGATTCAATAAATACCATGCAGTCAAATCGAATGGATTCGGTGCAGCAGTTCGTTGAATACTGGGTAAAATTTATCAACTGTGAAATTGATGATGAAACTTTCCAAAAGATGAAAATGAACCATGCACTCGTTGTTAAGTCTATTAATAAAGATAACAAGTCAGACGTGGAAATTATGACGCAGGAATTAAACCAAACGCAGTGTCAAGTTGCCAAAGACGACTTGTGGGACAATACATTGTCAATTCTTGCGATTCCAAACAAACAGGGAAACACAGGCGGAGATACGCAAGGCGCGGTGGAATTAAGAAATGGTTGGGATTTCTCGAAAACAAGGGCAAAGCTTAAAGACCCGATTGTAAAAGCGGCGGAAAAGCGGCTTGCAAAGGTTGTGCTAAATATTATACGGATTAAGGACCGTGATTTAGGCATAAAAATGCGGGATTTTGAAGTGCAAATTAATCATAGCCCACAGGATAATATGTACACTAAAGCACAAACACTTACAGTATTGCTTCAATCTGGCATACATCCACTTGTGGCAATTAAAACGGTGGGGCTTTGGGGAGATTCAGAAAAAACATTTGTTCTTTCAAAGCCATACCTTGATGTCTTATATAAGACTGTTAAAAATGCGAAAGAACAGGAAAACAAAGCACAGGAAATAGTTAATCAACTTAATAATCAGCAAAATAAAGCAGTTATCGAGCAATAATCGGTAACTGCTTTTATTTTATAAATTTGCAGTCATGCGACAAATGGCAGAAACAATCGAGCGGAGAGAACCGTGTAAAAAAACGTGATTTTAGGAGGAATAAACGATGACAAGAGAACAGGCAAAACAGAATCTTATTTCAATCGGAATTTCAGAACCGACAGATGAGCAGGTGAGTAATTATCTGAATCAGTTAAACGGTGAAACAAAGAAAGAAAAAGATAAAGCGGCAGAGTATAAAGCGAAAGCTGACAAGGCAGACGAACTTCAATCAAAAATTGATGAAATAGAAGCTGGAAACCTTACAGAACTTGAAAAAGCCAACAAAGCACTGGAAACGGCAAACAATCAGATTGCAGAGCTGCAGAAAAGCAATGCAATCAGGGATTTGCGTGAAAAAGCCATGACGGATTTCAAAATCACGGCAGAACAGGCAAAGACGGTTGTAAAAGAGGACGGAAGCTTTGACACAACTGTTCTCGGACAGATTATTTCAGAGAAAGAAACCGCTTCCGCGCAGGCAAAGGAGCAGGAAATTGCCAAAGGTACACCGAATCCGGGCGGCGGCGGTAGTAACCAAGATTCAGAGAAGACAGAAGCAGAAAAAATAGCCGCAAGTCTTATCTCAAGCAATCCAAAAAGTCAAAGCAACAATGATGTTTTGTCACATTATTTAGGAGGTAATTAAAAATGTCAAACATGCAGTATGAACAGACTTCATATGTCGGAAACGTTCAGATTTTAAAAAGACTGCCTAACGAAGCAATTCCAATGACACTTGATTTTACAGATGTTATTGAAAAGACGGCTGACGGCAGAAAGATTGTAAAAGCCGGTACACCAATTGGAAAAAACGGAAAGGCAGACAACACGGCAACGGTCGTAGGTATTCTGAGATATGACGTCACAGAAGACAGGCCACAGGGTGTGCTTTTGAAGAAAGCATATATCAATAAAAGCGTGGCTGAAAAGCATTCCGGCGTTACATATGACGCAGGCGTTTCCACAGCGCTTCCAATGATTATATTTGAATAATTTGGGAGGTATATAGATGTTAATTAATGAAGTGTTAAACAGTAAGTCTATTGCACTTACAACAACAGAAGAAGCAAGCAATCAAATCCCATATCTCGGATTAAATTGGTTTCCGGAAAGAAAGAAACAGGGGCTTGATTTAAGCTGGATTAAGACACATAAGGGACTTCCAGTATCGCTTGCGCCGTCAAATTTCGACACAATTCCGACACTTAGAGCAAGAGAGGGATTAAGCAAGGAAAAAACACAAATGGCATTTTTCCGTGAAGGTATGGAAGTCGGCGAAGAAGAAATGCTTGAAATTGAACGTATTAGTTCTACAGATGACCCGTACCTTGCAAGTGCCTTATCAAGCGTATATGACGATACTAACAACCTTGTGAGCGGCGCAGAAGTCGTGCCGGAACGCATGAGAATGTCGCTTCTCGCTACAGAAGCAGGACACCCGGTTATTGCTATTGAAAGTGACGGTGTACAGTACGCATATGATTACGACAAGGACGGTTCATATGCAAAAGACCATTATGCAAAGCTTGAGGACACTAGCATGTGGAGTGATACAGTGAACTCCAAACCACTTACAGACCTTAATAATGCTCGAAAAAAATTACAGAAGAAAGGCAAGATTGCTAAATACGTTCTTATGAACACCAATACATTTCAGTATTTACTTGAAAATGCACAGATTAGAAATTCAATCCTTGCACAGAATCTCACGGCAACAATTGAGGTTGATGACGACACGGTAATTTCAGTTGTTCAGAAGCGTACAAAGCTTACAATCGTCCTGTACGACAAAATGTATATGGACGAAGCTGGGAAAGAACACTATTTTTACCCGGACAACAAAGTAACACTGTTGCCAGACGGAAAACTGGGTAGTACGTGGTTCGGAACGACACCGGAAGAAAGAACTGCAAGACAGGTTGCTGACGTTGATGTAACGACATATGGAACAGGAATCACAGTCGCTACAAAGGTTGAGTATGGCCCGCCAATGAAGATGTCAGTATTCGCTTCTGAAGTAGTATTGCCATCTTACGAAAATATGGATAGCACATTCGTACTTGAGGTCCATCATGATTAATCGGAGGTAGCATATGAAATATCCATATATCGTTATTAAAAACGGGAAATGGTATGCGGCAGGCGAAGAAGTCCCGGACACCGTGCCGGGAAACAAGCCCACCGGATATACCAAGACTGAAATAAACCGTATGCCGACAGCAGAATTGCAGAGTTTAGCGGCACAGAACGGCATTGAAAATGCGGCGGAAATGAGCGGAGTTGACCTTAAAGCAATCTTGATTGAGAAGTTAGGGTTATAAGCAGGAGAACAGCATGGAAGAATACACAACATTAGAGCAGGTAAAAATCCGGCTCAAACAATTTCATATTGAAACGGTTGAAAATGAGGATAACACTGAATCTGATGTTGTTGTGTTTGACAGCAAAGAAGACAACTTGCTTCTTGAACAGCTCATAAAACAGGCAACGAAAGATGTAATTGCAAAACGGTGTTATCCGCAAAGTTATACGCAGGAACAGATTGACAATGACTTGAAATGCTATGAAAGTGTAATTGTCAATCTTGTGGTATATGACCGGTCACAGGCAGGAGAAAACTACATGGCAAGCTACAGTGAAAACGGTGTAAGCCGTAGCTGGAAAGACCGTGATAGCCTGTTTGTAGGGGTATATCCGTTTGTAAAAGCATTATAGAAGATTGTGCGTTACGTTTTATCAGCACCGGGGAAACGTAGCAGGCGGCACACAGTAAGGGTGGTGGGCGGTGTGCCACAAAAAAAATGAAAGGCGGTATATTATGCCAGTTGCAATAATTATAAGTATCATATCGGTTGCTTTTTCCGTCTTTTTTGGATTTTTTAGTCTTTGGTTTGGTTTGAAAAACAACAAACACACAGACACAAAAGACATTGAAGAACGCGTAAAAGAGAATACACGTATCAATATGAAACTTGACGCCATTTCAAGCAATACAACTGAAATAAAAAATGAAGTGTCAGAAATGAGAAAAGAGATTAATTCTCACGATACACGAATTATCAAAGTTGAAGAAAGCGTGAAATCGGCACATTACAGACTAAACACTATTGAAGAACGTCTGAATGGCGAAAAGGAGATGTAATATGAATATTTTAGAAACATTGACGTCAAACATCATGATTATTTTAGCGGTAATCGGCGCAATCGCGTTTATTGTGTCGGTGATTACACAGGTTATCAAAGGAGTAGGTGTTTTTGCGAAGATTCCAACTGACGGATTGGTACTTGTGTTATCAATCGGCATTACAGTAGCGGCATTTGTAGCATATATGCAGTATTTACACATGACTATCCTGTGGTACATGGTTTTAGCCGCAATTATGGCAGGCTTTGTTGTTGCTTTTGTTGCTATGTATGGCTGGGAGAAGCTTTCAGAACTGTGGAAACGGTTCGGAAAGAACGTAGATTGATATGTTGGACATTAATAAACAAAAGATGATTTACGCGCTTAAAGACGGCAGAACACCGGTATACCAACTGAATAAAGACGGCTCAATAAAATACATCATTGTTGACGGTGAAGAAGTCCCTGTTGAAACAGGAGAGTATACCACAGGTTATAAAAAGCCTGTGGTTTTTTATTCTTCAATAAGCAATAAATTAAGTGAAGCACTGATAAAGGAATTTGGTGTAGATAATTCTACGAATTTTGTTCAAATTGTGGAAGACAAAGGCAAATTGCCGTTAGATGTTGGCTCGCTTGTTTGGAAAAAGTCAGAAGTGAGGTACAAAGATAAGGATAAAACAATCATTGATGAAACCAGTTGCGATTATATCGTTAAGGGTGTCGCTGATGAGGGATTAACGGCAGATTTATTTCTTTTACAGAAAAACGTGAGGTAAGCACATGGCTACAAGACCAATAGTTATAACATTGTCCCAAAAATCCGTAGAAAACGCAATAAAACGAGTACAGCAGTATCAATTAAGATTTCAACGTAAACTTAGAAAATTCGTGAAAGAACTTGCTAATGTAGGCATTGCCGTAGTTGATACCAATATGACAGAAGCGCAGTATACGTTTGACGGCAAAATAAGAAGCGGTTCTGACACGTCACACAATGCTTACGTAGAACTTAATTCCAATGGTAGTACGGCAGAAGCAAAACTGATTGTACAGGGGAAAGAACTGTTATTTATCGAGTTTGGCGCAGGCGTATATTATAACGGCTCCGCCGGCGCAAGTCCGCACCCCAAAGGAGAAGAATTTGGATTTTTAATCGGTTCGTATGGCAAAGGCAACGGACAAAAAAAGGTTTGGGGCTATTACGATGAAAATAACCAACTTGTGCTTACAAGAGGTGTAAAAGCTACTATGCCAGTATTGAAAGCAGAGCAAAAGATAATTGAGGACTACAAAAATGTTGTAAAGAAGGTGTTCGGATAATGATTGATAATCAGTGGGCTTTTGATTTAGAAACAAATGTATTTTCGATAATCAAGAAAAAGGCATTGGCAATTCTTGAAGATAATTACCCGGATATTAGCATTACAGCAGATGAAGAATCAAACGATACGCCGGTGTTTCCGACGGTGTTAATACAGTCTGTTGAACCGACTGAAACAAACAGTGATTTAGAAGCTGACAGAATTAATACTGTAGACTTTACAGCACAGGTAACAGTAACAACAAACCGAAGCAGAAGCGAGGCATTGCAAGTATCCAATGTTATAGCGGATTTGTACAAGAAACGATTGTTTAAGATAAAGCCCATGCCGTTTGTACGAAAAGAGGGAAATCTGTGGACAGCAACTTTCCGTGCAAAGCGCAAATTTGGGTGGAATGACATTTTATAGCAATTTACAAAGAGCCGAAAGGCTCTTATTTTTATGCAATTTTTTAGGAGGTAAACATGGCTACAGGTTTAAAAAGTAGAATTATTTACAGGAAAAAGACCAAAGAAAGCAACGAAAGCGATTACTGGGCTGGCACATACAACCTGTTGATTAGAGCAAAAAGTATTCCGTCACCGGTAGGTGAGCGTAACATGGTTGATACGTCTACGCTTGAAGATTTAGTCGAAACGCAAGAACCCGGAAGACGCGCGGCGGGTTCAATGGCTGTAAGCGGTGCATTTGAACGCGAATATCTTGACAATTTAGTTGAGATTGAAGACGAAAAGTTAGACATTGTTGTTCTTTATGGCACAGACGGCAAAGGTAAAGAGGGCATTTGTGGTTTTATCGGCTCTGAATCATTCGCGCCGGACGAAGCTACAGACGACCATTTAACAGGTACTTGCAACATTGCTATTTCAACAGTGCCGCGTTGGATTCATAAAGACTATGACGTTGCGGTAACAGAAGATGAGAACGGTTATCCGACATCAATTACATTATCAAAAAAATCGTAAGTCAGTCCGGAAAAACAAATAAGGCTGTTGCGACTGACGAGGATACAAAAACAGCCGTAGTAATTTGATAGTTAGTAAATAATATGGCAGGGCGGCAGAAATGCCGTCCCTGTCCTATATAAAGCGAAAAGGACAGGTAATGAATATGAAAACAATTACAGTAAACAGTAACGAATATAAATTAGAGTTTTCTTTTGAAGCGGCAGAGTATAAAGACATCGTGCAGAAAATGTTTAAGGTCCTCAGCGGTGCTTACGTTGTCGAAGAATCAAAGGATATGCAGAATCCTACTACTAAGGATATTATCAACGGCACAGCAAATATGATTGGCGATACAGCAGATATTTGTATTACTGCTTTTTATGCCGGCTTATTAGAAAACAACCCGCTCTCACACGAGGAAGCAAAGACGGTAATGAGAGCCTATATGAGAGAAAATAAGCTTTCGTACAAAAAGCTGTATGACGAATTGAGAGATTGCATGGAAACAGACGGTTTTTTCGACCTGTCGGGGCTGAACGACATGATTCAGCAGATGTACGGGACAGCGCCGGAAGCAACAGCACAGACAGCATAAAAAAATCTGAAATTAATTGGCACAAAATAATTTGGGAAGATTATTTTCCGACAGCTTTTTCAATCGGGATACACATAGATGAGTTTAAGCACATGACACCGGCAGAGTTGGGATACTGTATAAAAGGACATGAGCTGAAAAGAAAAGAACAGGATAGCGATATGTGGCACTTCGCCGGTACATATGGAATATCTGCCCTTATTTATGCGATAGACCGTTGTTTAAATGGTAAAAAGGCAAGGTCGGAGTACATCAAAAAACCAGTTTCAATTTTACTTGAAGAAGAAAGTAAGCCAAAATCAAAAAAAAGTAATGAAGACGTTGCGATGTTTGAAATGCAACAAAGAATCAAAATACTGGAAAAAGAGGGCGGCATATTAAGTCCGTCATAGGTGGTAGCGTGCAAATTGCTACCACCTTTATTTTTGCACTAAAGGTGGTGAGGACGTGGCAGATAATGAACTGGACAGCTTAGAGCTTAAAATACAAGCAAATGCAACACAAGCAAACAATGCGCTTGATAAACTTGTTAAAAATTTAGAGAATTTATCAAGTTCGTTAGGAGTTATCAACAATGCCAATCTTGCGGGATTTGCAAGCGGCGTAAAAAATATTACAAATGCAATGCAGGGGATAAAAAGCGTAAGCACAGCAGATTTTACGCGTTTGTCAAAAGGTATTCAGAAGATTTCAAGCGTTGACACTGCCGCAATAAACAAGGCTTCTACGGCAATGACGTACTTAGGCAAGTCCTTTAATTCCATGCAGGCAACCAATGAAGCAACAAAGCAGATTACGGAACTTGTGACAGGAATCAAGCAGTTAGGATATGCCAGTGCCGCAAAAGCTATTGACAATATACCGAAGCTTTCAAGCGCGATGAAACAGCTTATGCAAGAACTGTCAAAAGCACCACAGGTAAGTCAAAATCTTATTGATATGACTAATGCGCTTGCGAATTTAAGCCGCACAGGGGCTTCAAGCGGCAGAGCGGCGACGTCATTAAGCAAAAACTTTTTAAACGTTTCATCTTCTGCAAATTCGGCAACCAAAAGCAGTTGGTCGTTGGCTTCTGCATTTGGTAAATTATACGCTTCATACTGGCTTGTTTTCAGGGCAATAAATAAACTGGGAGATTCGATTAATATAGCTTCATCACTCACGGAAGTTGAAAATGTTGTACGTACAACTTTTGGAAATTATGAAAACCTTGTAGACGACATGGCAAAAACATCTATACAGGATTTTGGTATGTCAGAACTGTCCGTAAAGCAGTATTCAAGCCGTTTTCAAGCTATGGGCGTCGCTATGGGATTTTCTCAAAAGAAAATGGCCGATATGTCCATTGAACTGACAAAGCTGACGGCCGATATGGCTTCATTTTACGATGTAGAACAGTCAGACGTTGCGAGAAATCTTCAAGCAATTTTCACAGGCGAAACAGAGCCATTAAGAAAATATGGACTTGATTTGACACAAGCAACGTTAAAAGAGTGGGCTTTAAAAAACGGACTTGACGCTAATATCAGTTCCATGACGCAAGCAGAAAAAACCATGTTGCGATACAAATATGTTATGGCAAATACGGTGGCAGCGCAAGGCGACTTTGCAAAAACTGCCGATACATGGCACAATCAAACGGTCATTTTAAAGCAATCATTTCAAGAACTGGCAGGAATTATAGGTACATCGTTGATTAATGCGTTTAAGCCGTTTTTAAGCGGATTAAATTTCGCAATGACACAGGTTATTAATTTCGCTGAAACGGTAACAAATGCCTTAGGTGCAATTTTTGGTTGGAAATTTGAAGTTACAAACAAAGGTATTGCCGATGATTGGTCGGACGCCGCGGACAGCGCCGATGATATAGCAGACAGCACCGGAAACGCCGCTAAAAACGTTGAAAAGCTGAATAAGGGTGTAAGACAGTTTGATGAATTAAAACTGATTACAACACCGGATTCAAGTAGTGGAAATGGCAAAAAGGGTAGCGGCACAGGAGCGGCAAGTGCAGACGGAGCAAGCGGTGGTCTTGTGAAAGTCGATACCATTTGGAAAGACTATAAAAGTCAAATTAAAAATTTACGCGAGTTAGGCGAGTATATAGGCAATACGCTTACAGATACGCTGAATAGCATTGACTGGGACAGCGTGTATGCCGGTGCTAGAAATTTTGGTAAAGGCCTTGCTGATTTCCTCAACGGGCTTATCTCACCGAAATTATTCGGTGCTGTCGGCAGAACTATTGCAGGAGCATTAAATACTGCTGTGTATACGGCTTTATCGTTTGGGGAAACGCTTGACTGGGAAAACTTAGGATTTTCTATTGCAACCGGAATAAATCAATTTTTTGAAACGTTTGATTTTGCTTCAACCGCAAAAGCTATCAATAAGTGGGTTCAAGGCATTTATGACACAATCAAAACAGCTATAAAAAATATCAAATGGTCAAAAGTGCTTGAGGGAATAGCAACATTAATTGGTGATGTTGAACTAAAAACAGTAGCAATCATAATTGGAGCAGTGCTTTTAAAGAAATATTTCAAACTGGAAATTGCTAAAAATATTTTAAAGGGTATTGCAACGTCAATTTCACAGTCAATAGCAAAATCACTTGCGGCAAAAATGGGTGTTGAAATTGCACAAAACGCAGGAATTTCAAAGGCACTTACAGCTGGAATTAAAAAATCAATAGGAAATATTGATTATGGTGGACTATCAAAAACACTTTCGTCTTTAATGTCAACAAAGTTAAAAGCCACAATCGGAATTGCGGGTATTGCAACAGAGTTTTTAACAGTTGCAACTGTTTTTGAAAAAATTGGGGAAGGTGCTAATTTTACAGTCGGCATGTTGGCAAAAGTGGCGGCAGGCGCAGGAGTGGCGGCGGCCGCATTGAAGTTGATTGGCTTATCTACACCGTGGACAGCGGCTATAGTTGGCATTACAGGCTTAGTTGCGGCTATCGCGGGAATCGGCATAGGATACGCAAAAGCGCAAAGTGAAGTGGTGAGCGCTAATACTATAATCAGTAATTCTGTATTAGCAACGGCAGAAAGTTTAAATTCAACAATACAGTCATCTAAAGACCAGTTTAATAGTGTAGGTGATACCTATGCAGGCGTTAAAAGCGTTGCAGATAAATACTTTGAATTGGCAGATAATTTTGACAATTTAACAGATTCGCAAAAAGAAATGCTTATTGCATACGCAAATTACATTGTCGAACAGTGCCCGGAATTGGCAGATTCGATTGATACGGTAACTGGCGAATTTAAAGGACAAAAAGAAGAAGTTTACAATACAATTTCTGCACTTGAAGCTTATGCCAAAGCGGCGGCAATGCAAGATGTATTAAAAGACCTGTACAAGCAAGAGATTGATATTGGCAATCAACTAAAAGAAAATAATGAAAAATACAACAAAGCAGAAAGTATTATTTATGAATACGTAAAAGAGCTTACTGGAATGTCTAAACAGGCATTTGATTCAGCATATGAAATCAGTGGATTGGGTGACGCATTTGATGTGCTTTCGGGACTTTTAGATGACCCAATGAGAAAAACCAGTGATTTTACAAAAACATCATACAATTTACGAAAAGAGTTAGGATTAAATTCACAGGAAACATGGCAATTAGCAAATGATAATAGAGAATTAAAAGAATCTTATGAAAAATGTGAAAATGCAATAGCGAATGCCGCAACCGAAGCGGCAAATTGCAAAAATGAATACAACAATCTTACGCAACAGCAGAACGACACTGCGGACAGTTCTGATAATTTGCGGGATACAATGCAACAAAACAATGAGCAAATAAGAGAATCCGTGCAACAGTCAATGTATGACATTGAAAAAAATGTAGCGGAAAAGTCAGGCGAATCTACAGAAGATATTTCAAATTTTTACAACAAAGCAAGTGAAACCTTTGGCAGATTGGGTGTTGTAGGAACAGATGGCGGTACAAAGCTGTATAACGGATTTACGACCACAACAAGCGGATTGCCGGGATACAATAGCGCAATATTCGACAATATTCAACAAACGGCTATTTCAAAGGCACTTGATACCGGCTCAAAAGCGGGTGAAAACCTTGTTGATTCGTACAAGGAAAATATTGACGGTGTACCGAACACAACGGCAGTTGCTTTCCTGTCAATTATAGACGCGGTAAACGCAGGAGAAATCGGTTCAGACGTTGGAGCTGACCTCATGAATAACTTAGCAGATACGATAAGCAGTAAAGCATGGGAAGTCCATGACGCATTAACAAACGCTATTCAAAATAGTTACAAAATGGAACTGGAAAGCGATGATAATTATAGCGCAGGCGACCCATTGAAAAGTGGATTTGCTAAAATTCGTATTAAAGGGTATGCGGACGGCGGTTATCTTCCGCAAAAATATAGCATTGTCATGGCGGGCGAAAACGGAATACCGGAAATTGCCGGAACGGTCGGCGGCAAGTCGGCAGTAGCGGGCGGCGCAGAAATTACGGGTATTAAAGATTCCATTTACGATACGTCACAGCGAGAAATAGCACTGCTTAGACAGCAGAACCAGTTGTTACAAGGAATACTCAACAAGGACTTGAGTATAAGCCAAAACGACATCGGAAGCAGTGCAAGAAAATACGCAAGAGAATATTTTAAAAGAACTGGCAAACCGGCATTTGATTATTAATGCATGTACAATAGATGATAATTAATCTATTATAATACGTGACAACTTGCTTTGCGGCGGAATCTATTTTATGTAGGTTTCGCCTTTTGCCATTTCTTTAGCACATATCGAATGCCGGTATGTGCTTTTTTGTTACCAATTTTTAAAAATGTGAGGTGCAGGCATGGCGTACAACGGCTTTTTGATTAAAATTGGAGATTATACGATACCGGACGGATTAATCAAGGCAGATTCCTACAGCGCATACGCAAATATGCAGGACATTGACGATTACACGGACGCAAACGGATACGAGCATAGAAACGCTGTTGAATTAAAGGCATTAAAGGTTGAATTTGAAACCAAGGCAATGCTTACAAATGAAACATTTGAAGTGCTGATGAGCAATATTCGCAACAATTTTACAAATTCGCAGGAGCGTGGCTGTTATATTACAGCCTATATCCCAGAATATGATGATTATGTTACACAGTATGGCTATATGGCTGATTTTCAGCCAACAATTTACGGCACATACGGAAATGTAATTCGATACGATTCAATCAGATTTGCTTTTATTGGAGGTGTTTACGGTGATTAATTATCAATACGCAGAATTGTTTAAAAAAGATAGTATAGATAAGCAGTTGACGATTGAAACGGACGACAAAACGACAAAAATTACAAATGTTGAACTACATCAAGAGCAGTTTGAATTGACAGAAAGCATTTGTTCGGAATCTGAATTGACAATCGGAAGCTGTGAAGCGGCGGTGCTTAAATTTACTGTATCAAACATTTTTTTGCCGATGAAAGACAAAATGATAACGGTTAAAACAGTAATTGATAATAACACTGCAAATCCGTTTCAAATTGGCAGATATAAAGTATACTCTGACACACCAACGGCAGATAGAACAAAGCGTGATATTGTGGCTTATGACAGTCTGTATGACGTGATAAACGCAGATGTGGCGGAGTGGTACAATACTTTGCTCCCGGATAAAGACAGCGTTACAACAATGAAAGCTTTTCGGGATAGCTTTTTTGGGTATTTTGGGATTGAGCAGGCGGACGCACAGCTTGTAAATGATGATATGAAAGTCGAAAAGACGGTTGAGCCGGAAGAATTAAGCGGTGCAACTGTGCTGAATTGTATTTGTGAAATTAACGGCTGTTTCGGTCATATTGGACGTGACGGCAGATTCCATTACATCTACCTTGAGCAAGAAATACAGGGATTATATCCAAGAAACAACCTGTATCCGGCAGATGATTTGTACCCGCGTGAACCGAAAAGCACGAGAATAAGCAAAAGTCTGTATATATCGGCGCAATACGAAGATTTCCTCGTGAAAACTATTGATAAACTGCAAATCCGGAAAGAAGAAGACGATATCGGAGTAATTGTCGGAAGCGGCACAAATGCCTATGTTATACAGGATAATTTTCTTGTTTACGGCAAAGGCAGTGAAGAACTGACGGGAATCGCAAATAACATTTACGGAAAAATCCGGGGAATTATTTACAGACCGTTTTCTGCGGATTGCAAAGGAAACCCATGTATCGAAGTTGGTGATGCGGTCCGTTTGCCGACACGATATGAGATTATTGAAAGCTACGTGTTAAAACGTACACTAAAGGGCATACAGGCACTTAGGGACAACTATGAAGCAACGGGTGAAGAATACCGTTCTACACAGGTAAATAGCGTGCATAAAAGCATTATACAGCTTAAAGGAAAGACCAATGTACTGACACGGACAATCGAAGAAACAAACAGTAAGATTACGGACGTTGAAAGCGGATTAAGTTCTGAAATTAAGCAGACTGCAACGGATATAAGAACAGAAGTTAAAAACACGGCTGACGGCTTGTCAAGCAGTATTGAGCAGACTGCAAACAGTATCCGAAGCGAGGTATCCGATTCAGTAAACAACTTATCCAGTAGTATACAGCAAAACGCAGAATCAATTGCAACGGAAGTAAAGCGGGCAAACGAAGCCGAGGGCAATTTATCGACGAAAATTACACAGACTGCGGAATCAATTACATCAGAAGTAAGCAAAAACTACGAAACAAAAGAAAACGCTACAAACACAAAAACGGAGTTGGAAAGTTCTATAAAACAGACGGCAGACAGATTTACGGCAGAGTTATCAAAACAGGTAACGGAAACTAAACAATATGCTGAATCTGCCGCTGAAACGGCTGAAAGTAATGCAAAACAGGACACAGCAGATAAGTTAAAGGATTACAGCACAACAACGGAAATGAATACCCAAATCAATGCTACAGCAGAGGGAATTTCGGCAGAGGTAACCCGAAAACTGCAAAGCTACAGCACTACAGAACAGATGAATAGTGCAATAAGGCAGACGGCGGACAGCATTAATACAGAAGTATCAAAAAAAGTAAATGGCGATGAAATTATTTCAAAAATTAACCAATCTGCCGAAAACGTTTCGATTGAAGCAAACAAAATCAATCTGAACGGCGCTGTGACGGCAAATCAAAATTTTAAAATCGGTTCGGATGGCAGTATGGAAGCGTTATCTGGACTAATCGGAGAATGGCAGATATTTGACGGATATTTGCGGTATGTTTTAGGAGAAAATGCACAGGCACTTTTAAAACCGGACGAATTGCTTATTAGTAGAAGTGCCGGGGCAAACTTTCACGCATATCCGGGATTGTTGTATATGCAATCTGATGACGGAGAACGAAGCATTTCTATTGATTGCAATGACGGAAGCATTAATTTGGGCGGAAGCTGGACAACTCCGTGGGGCGACATAGAAGGATAGAAAGGAGCAGGCATGAATAAAACGTATGGTCGTATAAATTGGGAAAATTATCCGAGTGATGAAACACCACTGAATGAAAGTAATCTGAATAAAATAGATGTGGCTACAGATGAAATTGACAATAGGGTAATTACACTGGACACTACCAAAGCGACTAAGGAAGAAGTTTCAACACTGGTGCAGGACGTTACATTTGAAGAAAAGACAGGCATTATTACTATTACTAAAAAAAATGGCTCAAAAATAACGATTGACACGCAGATGGAAAAAATCGCGGTAAATTTTTCATATAATGCCGGAACACAGCAGATTATTTTAACGCTTATTGACGGCACAAAGCAATATATAGACCTGACAGCACTGATTACGCAGTATGAGTTTTTGGACAGTGACACGGTGGCATTTTCGATTGACAGTGCTGGAAAAGTATCTGCAATCGTAAAAGAAGCGAGTATTCAAGAAAAGCATTTACAGCCTAATTATCTTGCAGATATTAAAGTTGAAGTTGCAAAAGCACAGGCAAGCCAGTCGGCGGCGGCAAAATCTGAAAGCAATGCAAAGGCAAGTGAAACAGCGGCAGCAGCCAGTGAATCCAATGCGGCGGCGAGTGCTACAAAAGCACAGAGTTATGCTACTGGCGGTACAAACAGCCGCACGGGCGAAGATACGGACAATGCAAAGTATTATAGCCAACAGTCGGCACAGAGCCAATCGGCGGCGGCAACAAGCGCAGATACGGCAAGTACGAAAGCAGAAGAAGCGGCGGCGAACGCGGCAACAGCTAAAACAAGTGCCGATAATGCCGCGGGAAGTGCAAATTTAGCCAATGAAAAGGCAAATAGCGCGGCAAATAGCGCAACCACCGCAGTTTCAAATTCCAATGCGGCACAGCAGTACGCTTCTAATGCGGCGGCAAGTGCGGACACAGCACAAAACTATGCCGTAGCAGATACAGACAGTGCAAAATACTATTACGAGCAGGCAAGACGGATTTCTGAATCGTTTTCAGGCGCATTAAGACCGATGGGAACGGTTGCATTTGCAAATCTTCCGGCACTATCAGAAGCGGACGGCGGAAGCATGTATAACATTTCGGACCAGTTTACAACGACTGCTGAATTTAAAGAGGGAGCGGGAAATACTATTCCAGCAGGCGCAAACGTATATAAGACAGAGGACGGCAAGTGGGATATCCTTGCGGGAACACCTGTAACAGGAGTAAAAGGCAGTGCGGAAAGCGAATATAGGCGGGGCAATGTTGATATTACAGCGGAAAATGTAGGTGCGGTTAGCCAAAAAGAATTTGACGAATTAAACATTGGTGGGACAAATCTATTTCATGGAACAAAAGAATTTGAAATTACAAACGCAAAAAGTTTTAGTAATACTGTTTCTAGCGTGACATCCGAAACATATAATGGTCTTAAAATCAGAAAAAATTTAACAGCTTGGAATTTTTACCGTCCGATTCTTAGTTTGGAACCTGGCAATTATGTATTTTCGGGATACGTAAAGGGCGTAAATGGATTATCTACATACATACAGGTAAGCGCGGGCGATACTATCTTAAATGCTTATACATTTTCTATCACATCTGATTGGAAACGTTATTCTATTACGTTTGAAATCACTGAAAAATCTGATGTGACTTTTTATTTGGAATCGCGCGAAGCGGGTGAAATTTACGAATGTGGTTGGAAACTCGAAAAGGGAAATAAGGCTACGGACTGGTCTCCTGCGCCCGAAGATTTAGAAAGTGCGTTGTCGATTCGTGATTACAACGATACATCAAAAAAAATAAAAGTCGGTTGGGTAGGTTCTGCGTTGAACGAAGACCAGATTTTGGCTATAGCTTGCTACAGCAGCGGTGACGATGATACCGTAAAAGCCAAAATCAAAGACGTGTCAAAAGATACGTTTGTAAACTGGCTGGGGACAGTTCTGGCGGCAAACAACGCTGCACATTTAGGAAGGAATGGCAACGCAGGCTACCCGATGACGTTTAACTGGGCGGGCAAAACCGGACAACCTTCGTGGCTATGGGGCGGTGAAAACGGAGAAGACATGTATGTTTACAACCCTAGTAATTTTAGCGTAAATTATGCAGCAAGTGCGGGAAACGCTGCGAAAGTAAACGGACACAGCGTTAATGCAGACGTACCGGAAAATGCAAAATTTACGGATACAAAAGGAAGATATATTGGCACTACCGTAACAAAGCCACAAGATAAAACAGAAATGTATATCACATATCTTTCAAGCGGTTATATTGTAATGGCAGGAAAAACAGTAAGTAAAAGCTATGCAATGAATACACAATATGGAAATGCGTTTTGGGCACCGTTCACAATTTATTTGCCACCTAATATTGTAAAAAATATTGACAGCGTGAATATTACTCCATTTGCGGAAACAGGGCTGATAAGTGCAAGCATAAACGGCTATACCAGCGAACAAATAACGGGATTTGTTTGGTCGCCACAAAACGAAACAAAAAGCATATCATTTCATGTTACCGTACATGGAAGGGCGTAAGGTAGGTGATTGGTATATATAACGACAGCAGTTAAAGACACGAAAGTGTCTTATTTTTTTACCCTAAAACACAATAAAAATTATATTTAGCCGCAGAACAGCGGCAGAAAGAGGTTCATATGAGCAGATATTCAGTAATTGATGTAAGTAAGCATAACGGAGTTATCGACTGGGATACCACAAAGAAAAATGTTGACGGTGTAATTATTCGTGTCGGTCACGGCAATGACAGCACATCACAGGACGACCCGCAGGCAATCCGTAACATGGAAGAATGTGAAAGACTGGGCATTCCGTATGGCGTGTATCTGTACTCTTATGCGTTAAATAATGCCGAAGCAGAAAGCGAAGCGGCACACGCACTGCGCATGGTAGAGGGCTACAATCCGGTGTTAGGTGTATGGTTCGACATGGAAGACGCGGACAGCTATAAAGAAAAGCACAACTTCAACCCATACGATAACAGACAGGAAATTACTGATTTTTGTAAGATTTTCTGCGACAGAGTATCCGAAGCAGGATACAAGACTGGTGTTTACGCAAGCAAAAATTACTGGGATTCAGTAATCTATGCAGACCAGTTATCCAACTATGAAGTGTGGCTTGCGCACTGGAGTATTTCAGAGCCGTCAATGGATTGCCTGTTATGGCAGTATACATCAGACGGTGAAGTTGCCGGTGTACCGTCAAGCAGGGTTGATATGAATTACTGGTACGGCGAATTGCCGGAAGTTGACGGCGGCAGTGATTCTGATAGCAATTCGGGCGACTGCGGCGGCGATGAAGAAGACACAGAGGACGGTGGATACAGCTATTCTGTAGGCGATACCGTAAACTACGATACAATCTATGTATCTTCAACATCAGAAGAAGCATTAAAGCCTACCTACACGACCGGCACAATTACACGAGTTGTTGACGGTGCGAGAAACCCATATCTGATTGACGACGGCACAGGCTGGATTAACGATGATTGCATTGCTAGCGGCGGCAGTGATGATTCTGACGATTCAGAAGAAAGTTCGGATTGCGGCGGCATTTCTGCGGGCGATACCGTCCGTTTCAACGGCGATACTGACTACAATGGCACGCCAATTAAGGCATGGCACAATGACAGCGGCTATGAAGTCACACAGCTTGACGGGGATAGAGCAGTCCTTAGTTTCAACGGTTCCGTATTTGCGGCAGTCAATGTCAGCGATTGCGAATTAATCTAAACATAAAAATACCGGGAGTGTAATACTCCCGGTGATATTTTAATGTAAATCAATCATAACAGCTTCAACTTGTGGGATTGTTATCGGCTTATTCAGTGTAGACGTATATGAATATTGACCGACATAACCACCATATATAGTAATTTTATCATTTTCAAGTAGTTTACCGTCAATTACATCGTTTGCGTAAACAACAAGCAACACATGATTATAGTCATCATCTACAGCCATTCTTATAGCGGTATAATTGCTATCAACCGCACCAATCATCTGTATAACTTTTCCGTCAAATTTCACAGGTTTATCAATATTTTTGTCCGGGTATCTTGCAAGAGTTTCGTATGTAATATCTTCGGTGTATGTCATTCTATCCCTTGATAACAGCGTTTCTTTTTCTGTAGGGGCTTCTGTTTCAGTTTGCGCTTCCGTGACGGCTTCTGTACTGCTTGCGGCGGCGGAATTATTCGCAGTTGAATTTTGGCAAGCTACAAGCCCTAAAAGGCATACCGGCATTAATAAGCATAATAATTTCTTTTTCATAAAAATTCTCCCTTGCTTTTATTTTTAAATAATAATAGCACATAACCTAATTTTTGTCGAACTGATAAATAGCAAATTAGTACTATACGCGCCGCAATCCGACATTATGTGACAGCATACGCTATAAAATGTAGACGTTTTTAGAGTAAATGTCGTTTTTTGCGGTTTAAATCGTTTGTGAAAAATTGGTAATTTTTGTAAAATTAAATTGTCCAAAAGATTGGGCAATTCAAGTTCCGGTGGGCGGTTGCGCTGTTTGGCATTGCGCCGCCGCCCCTTTACATAACCTTAATTTACATCAGCGACCTTTGTTCCAATCTTGACGGAAACAAACATTTGTTCTATAATGTTTGTATCGCTACTTTATTGTGTCGGGGAATACGGAGGGTAAATTATGGACAAAAAAGATAACAATGAATTTTACAGAAACGAAATCATCAAACTACTAAAGGACTGCAACAGCGAACAATTTTTAAATTTTATATATAAAATTAGATATGAATTTTGATTATCTTTTTAGAAGTTCTTATATGCCGGTATAGCCCGTATTTACAGGCTTTTCCGGCATTTTTCGTATCGGAAGA